GGGAGGAAGAGAGGCACTGCTCGTTACAACCACGAGACAGTGGCAATGGCCTTCTCAATCACTGAAGAAGCAGTTGAGGACAATCTTTACGATCGTCTTGCTTCTCGGTACACTCGTGCCCTTGCTCGTTCAATGGCACACACAAAGCAGGTTAAAGCTGCCGCAGTTCTTAACAACGCTTTCTCCGCTGGCGCATTTGCTGGTGGTGACGGTGTTGCTCTCTGCGCCACTAATCACCCGCTTACAAACGGTGGCACATTCGCCAATGAGCCAGCAACTGCTGCTGATTTGAATGAGACTTCTCTTGAAGACTCTCTTATCACCATCGCTGGTTTCACTGACGAGCGCGGTTTGATTATTGCCCTTAAAGGCATGAAGCTTATCGTTCCTCGCCAGCTTCAGTTTGTTGCCGAGCGTCTTATGGTATCAAACCTTCGGGTAGGTACAGCAGACAACGATGTAAATGCACTCAAGTCAATGGGTATGCTTCCAGACGGTTATGTAGTCAACGACTACCTGACAGACACTGATGCATTCTTCATTAAGACTGATGCTCCGAATGGCTTCAAGCACTTCGAGCGTATGTCATTGTCAACTAGCATGGACCCAGATTTCGATACTGGCAACATGCGGTACAAGGCTCGTGAGCGTTACAGCTTCGGATTCTCAGATCCACGTTGTGTATTCGGTTCACCGGGCGCATAAGTGTAGGCAAAATGATATTAAAGGGCAGCTTCCATGCTGCCTTTTTTTATTGTATAATGATGCATCCCTGACAACTGCATGGTGCGGTTGACACTAGCCACGACAGGAGACTTAAATGGCTACTACTACTTTCTCTGGTCCTATTAAGGCCGGAACTATCAAGAACACAACAGGCACGACTCTCGGCTCAAACATTGCTAACGTCGGTCAAGTTGTTATGGCTCAAACATTTTCAGCAGACCTATCAGGTGGCGCTCTAGCTGCTCAAGTTACTGATGTTGTTATCCCTGCAAACTCTCAGATCATTGATTGCGTGATTGACATTATCACCGCAGCAAGTGGTACAACTAACCTTAGTATCGGTGATACTGTAGGTGGTGCAGCTACAATCCTGAACACTTTTGCATCTGGAACAGACGCTGGGCGTAAGTACCCAACAACTCAGGCTGGCGCTGCATTAGCTTGGCAGGATACTGGTACAGCAGACATTCGTTTGACTGTGACAGCTTCCGCAGCAACAAGTGCGGGTCTTGTTCGTTTTACAATCCTGTATCAGCAAAACAATAACCTTGCTTAATAGGAGGGCGGAATGGCTGCTTCTATCACAGCAAAAACAGTTACAGCTACCGGAACAGTACTGGGTGGTAGAACTCGTTTAAAAGCTTTCTATGTAAAGACAGCTTCTAGCGGTTCACCTGCGGTGGTGTTTAAAAATGGCAGTAGCGGCGCAACTCTATTGTCGATGGTGTTCCACACATCCGACGACAATCAGATCACCATACCTGACCACGGTATGATCTTTGATGATGAGTGTCATGCGACACTTACCAACGTGGATTCGCTTACTGGATTCTTTGGCTAATGGCTAGAAAACCAGCCAAGATGCCAAGTCGTAATAAGAAAAATTTCCGCTCTACAAAATCTGGAGCGGGAATGACCAAGGCTGGTGTGGCGGCTTACCGCCGCGCCAACCCCGGTTCTAAATTAAAAACAGCCGTTACTGGTAAAGTAAAAAAAGGTAGCAAGGATTCTAAGAGACGTAAATCGTTCTGCGCTAGAAGTGCAGGACAGATGAAAAAGTTTCCGAAAGCTGCTAAAAACCCTAATAGCCGTCTAAGACAGGCTAGGAGAAGATGGAAATGTTAAGCTCTCAGTTTATAGCAGGAACCATCTTTGTTGCGTTTGTGGGTGCGTGTGTCACGGGACTCACATGGATATCATCAACTCTCATTGAGGTTGATAAGAATGTAGCGGTCATGGCTATGAAGATGGATGCTAACAACGAAAAGGTAAACGAGCTTCACGACATGATTAAACCGATGTGGGAGGAGTTTACCGGAAGGACATACGATGGCAATCTCGCGAGGTTCAATGTCAAAACAAACTAGCAAAGGCGGATCTAAGGATGCCTGTTACCACAAGGTTAAGCGCCGTTATAAGGTCTTCCCGTCAGCGTATGCAAGCGGGGCTATCGCCAAGTGTCGTAAAGTCGGCGCGAAAAACTGGGGAAACAAGGGAAAAGCAAAAGGGGGAACGTACAAGTACAAAACAACAAGGATACTTTAAATGGAACCAGTTTCGACTGCCCTTGCAGGAATAGCATTATTTAAAAGTGCAGTCGATGGCATCAAGAGTGCTATTGGAACCGCTAATGATGTGTCTGATATTGCCGGGTACATAGACAATCTGTTCGAGGGTGAAAGCCAAGTACAGAAGAAACGCAACAAGAAATCTGGCGTAGGTGTAGGCGATCAGTTTGGTGTTACAAGTGTTGCCAGAGAAGTAATTGATGCTAAATTAGCTCAAGAACAAATGCGCGAGATAGCACAAATGATTGACTTGCGTTTTGGTCCCGGTACTTGGAAATCTATTACGGAAGAAAGAGCCAAACGTATAAAAGCTGCAAAAGAAGCTGCTGCGGAAGCTAGAAGAAAAAAGATACAAGAGGCTAGAGAGTTTGAAGAAAATCTAAAACAGTTCTTTATGATTAGTGGTGTTGTAGTTATTGTTATAGTACTTTTTGCTGTAGTGATTTCTATGATAGCGAGAGCAGAAACTAAGTTTGTTGAATGTAGGCTGGAAAGATATAAGAAAGTAAATGGTGAATGGCATTGTGTCTATTTAGGAGCCAACAAGACTAGAACATCAATGATAGTAAGTGAATTTTGTCCTAGATCTTACATGTGTGAATATGATCCAAATAGTAGTGATAAGCTCGTAGAGTGGTAGTATGGCTGTAAGAAAGACAAAAAAAGGTGCGGCGCTCAAGAGGTGGTTCAAGGAAGAGTGGAAGGACGTTTCCACGGGGAAAGCGTGTGGGCGTAGGAAGGGTGAAAAACGGAGTACTCCATATTGCCGCCCCTCCAAGCGTGTCTCTTCTAAAACTCCAAAGACCTCCAAAGAAATGACGGCAGCAGAAAAACGTAGTAGGGTTTCTCAAAAGAAAAGTCTTGGTCAGCCAGCAGGTAAGCCAAGGCGTGTAAAATCTTTGAAAAGGAAAAAGAAATGAAAGATGTTCCAGCAGGAGATAAAGGTAAAGGCTTGTCAATGTTGCCCACTCCCGTTCGCAATAAGATGGGTTTTAAAAAAAAGGGCGGCACGGTGAAAGCAAAAAAAGGTAAGTTTATGTGCGCTCCTCGTAAGTTAGAAGCTGGCGCTATGAGTATGCCTACCAGAAAGAAGTGAGATGCGTGAACTCATAGAGGAGTGGGTTCACAATGATCTGAGTGTGGTAGACCCGGACGTAGGATACGCACCTTGTCCTTTTGCTAAGAAAGCCTTGATGGATGGCAGGCTAAGAGTTGTTGAGTGTGAGGGCAGGCAAGACCTATGGAGCAAGGTGGCAGTGGAATGTAGTTCATTTAGCTCTGATCACTCGGTTGTTATTTGTTTGGAAGAGGAACCAAGTCAAACATACGAAGAAGTAGAAGCTGCTTGTATAGCGATGAATGAGTGGTTTGCTCTTAATAAGTTAGATTTATGGCTATTATCTTTTCAAACTGACTTTACTATGGTTTTTATACAAAGATTGTCAGAACTGGATGATGCTAGTAAGATACTAGAGAAGACAGGATACTATAAAAACTACAGCAAAGAAGACTACTTAAATCTAATTCTAATCAGAAGAAGGAGACGGGAAGATGATGGGTGCTAAGAAAAAAGCTATGAAGCGTAAAAGCGGCGGTAAAGTTGTAGCTAAAAAAATGATGGGTGGTGGTGCTGCCAAGAAAGCCATGAAGCGTATGCGTGGCGGCGGTGTTCAAAAGAAGATGATGCGTGGCGGCAAAGTTAGGATGAAGTAATGGCAACGTCAGGATCCAGAGATTTTGACATTGATGCAGCAGAGATTATCGAGGAAGCATACGAAAGATGTGGACTCGAGGTTCGTACTGGGTATGACACTAAGACCGCCAGACGTTCTTTGAATCTCATGTTTGCTGATTGGGCGAACAGAGGACTGAATCTTTGGACGGTGACTCAGGCCACTCAAGCACTAACCTCTGGAACCGCAACGTATACCTTTACCACGGCATACACTGACATACTTGAGGTGGTTCTTCGTGATAGTAGCGGAACAGATAGGGATGTTAGTAGGATTTCTAGAAGTCAGTATCTTAGTATACCTAATAAAACAACGACAGGGACACCTAGTCAGTTTTTTTTCAACAGGTCTACAACGCCTACACTAACCTTGTGGCCTACTCCAGATAGCTCTACAGATAGTCTTGTATATTACTATGTAAACAGGATTCAGGATGTGGATACACTAGTAAACACAGCCGATACTCCGTTCAGGTTCTTGCCGTGCATGGTTGCGGGTCTTGCTTACTACATTGCTATGAAGAAAGCTCCAGACAGGGTTCAACTGTTGAAAGTTGTGTATGAGGAAGAATTCCAACGTGCAGCAGATGAGGACGAAGATCGTGTATCTTTGAAGTTGCAGCCTAGCATACAGTATCTGAGGGTTAACTAATGGCTCGATACGCCTCTGGTAAAAAAGCATGGGGATTTTCAGACAGGTCTGGTTTTAGGTATCGCTTAGTTGATATGGTTACTGAGTGGAATGGCATGAAAGTTGGCCCCGACGAGTATGAACCCAAGCACCCACAGTTGACTCAGACGCATACGGGGTCGGATCCACAAGCATTATTTGAACCAAGACCAAGAAATGATACAATACCAGTGACGGTTAGATTTCCGTCTTTTAGCACAGAGACTTTTGAATATGCGCTCATACCCGTAGCTGTGGGTCTTATTGGTGATGTGAGTGTTCTTACGACTGAAAACGTAACTGTTTCAGTCACGGGTGTTTCATCTACTAGCAGCCTAGGTTCTGTCACAATTACAACTACTATCGTTACCCCAACTGTAACGGGTGTTTCTGCAACAGGTTCTATAGGTACTGTTACGGCCTCTGGAACAGGTCCTAGTATAGCTGCAACATTTGCCATTACAGTTGCTTCTTATCTTGGAGCTAATAAATATTATATTGATGGGGTTAGGCAAGATACCGTCAGTTTGTCGGAGGGTAGCACTTACAGGTTCGATCAGTCAGACGGTAGTAATTCAAGTCATCCTTTAAGGCTATCAACAACTTCTGATGGCACGCATGGGGGTGGCTCTCAATATACCACAGGTGTTACTACTAACGGCACTCCTGGGTCTTCAGGAGCGTACACTCAAATAACAGTAGCCTCTGGCGCACCAACATTGTATTACTATTGCACAAACCAT